CTACATCTTTGCTCGCCAACCCAACACCGCGACGAACGCGCTCTTTCTGGACATACTCATCCCAGTTACGCGGCTTGCCTGTGTCTACGTCGATTGCGCCTGCCATGCTGTGACCACGGAAAGTGCGAGCTAGCATCGGCTCTATGTATCTCTTATCCGCCACAAACCGCTCAAGCAAATCCATCTGCTCCCAGCTGTCTCGCAGCCACATCGCGATAATCATAAAACGCTCGGCCATATCGTCGCCAGCATCGGCGGCGGCTCCGTATATACTATCCATCTTCTGGAAAAAGTCAGTCACAACATTACTTCTTCCTAGGATATGCTTACGTGCATACACCACATCGCTCATCTCGGTCATCGGGACAAGGAGGATGTCTCGCGCAGCCTCGCGCACAACGTCTGGGTTGTCGTTGATGTGATGGAGCATCGCCAGCACGGCGTCGATCTCTTCCACATTGTCATCAAAGTCAACGCGCACCAAGAATGTAAAGTCAAACGAAAGGGTTGGAACGCGCTCGGGTTCTCTCACATCGTGTCTTATCTTCGGATAAATAATCAACTCAATGTCCTTGGCGAGTTCCATCACGGGTTTTGGCTCATACTTGTCGCCAAAGTCAAAAGTCTCTTGTCCGGTCGCGGCCATCTTTGCTCGCTGCACGGATCCGTAAGCATCACTAAGGCGGTGCGCCATCTGTGAGTTTAACGATGGGCCTCGGAGTTCGCCTCCTCCCCTCCAGTTGAGGTTGGGGAACATTCTTCTTATAAGATCGATCTCTGCGCTATGCGTGCCGCCCCCAGTCAAATAAATCATCGTCTCGGTGGGAACGGCTAAACCTGTGGGGAGGCGGTAATGACCTTCGCCATCTCTGTCAGCGAGGAATGTGAATTGGGCGCCAGTGTCATCCGCCATGACCTTCCAATGTTTAAGCTCGTTGATCTTTTCGAGTTTGCTCATATCTTTAACGTAGGCATTCTGGCGAATGTAACCTTCAATCTGAAGATGTGCCATAACAGACTTTACACGCTCGGTATACTTCTCTTCAAACTCGTCTCGGATCTCATTAGCGAAATAGCTGTAGTCATGAACGGCGCTCGCGCCGTCAACAGTTTCGCTTCTTCGGAGTGTTGCGATTAAGTGCGCTGTCTCGGGATACTCTGCGTTGGGAAAGTCCTCGGGGGGCTCCCAATCGTCGGGTATGACACTCTGCATCATCTTCACCTCGATGTCGATGCCGTGGTGGTCTTCGCCAGGAAGCAGATTAGAAATGTCATCAAGCCCTATGTCAGCAACGAAGTCGTTTTGTTCGCTGTAGGTTGTGGGGATCATCTGGAAACTAGTGATGATGTTTCCGTCAGCATCCAGGGGCACAATGCCGGTCTTCTGGGTCGCGAAATGTGGCCAGCCAAGATCGATCTCTAACTTACACTCGGCGGCCATATCTACATAAATTTCGTTACCATCACCATAATCATCCATCCACTCCCACCACACTTGGCAATAATCCATTCCGCTGTATTCATAGTCTATGCCGTTAAGGTCGCCGCCTATCTCCTCCATTCGGTTCTCGCGACTGCCTTGGAAGGTGGCGCCGGTATTTCGCTCAAGATAATCGTTCATCTCCAAAAATGAATCGGGATCATCGGAATGCTCGCCTTGCTCTTCTACCGCTCGAATATGCATATTGTCAATAAACCATTCGATGTGTGGCCACATAATCTGGGGTGGGACGCTGTTGGCTCTGCCTTTGATTTGATAGACTGTCTCGCCTTCATCTCCGTCACCCATTTCTATAGTCACAAACGACTTAGACTTGCCGCGCTTGCCTTCGAGCTTGCGGAGTGAGAAAAGGGTGCCACCGCTCTGTGCGGCGCCACAGTGCCCCATCCGATCGGCTTCCAGGTCGCAATTGCTTGTTTGTAAATCATACCAATACGAGCCATCATCAAAAGTGTGAATGATCTGATCGGGATTTTCTTGCTCTGCGATCTCCTCTTCGGCTTTGTTGTCTGCGTCTACCATATTCTGATACTGATCGAGAATTCTGATGTTGTCTGGGTGCATGTTTAAGAAAACGAGCGTGTCGCTAAAACGACTACTAAATGCAAGCCACGCCTTGGTAATCGCAAGGTTTAACGTCTCTTGAACAAACTCTACTGTCTTGCTGTTAAGCCCCAGCTTGCTTAATGCTTTCACTGCCTTCTCAAAGGCTTTTCTCCATTTGCCGAGAGGTAAATCTTTAATGGTCTTATTGATGTTCTGAAGCACAAACCGAGTGCGTTGGGCTTTCTCGGCGCTCCAGCCTTCGCCTTCTCTAAGGATGCTCTCAAACTGAACTTCGGGCTTTGGCTCTTCTAAATCGTCGCTTTTTGTTCCGCCTGTCCAATAGTCAAGAGCCGACAGCAGCGGTTCCATCGTATTAAACCGAAACTCTTGTATTCTGTTGCTTGGGCGCACGAATTGGTGAAGATGAGTTTTCTTCCACATATGCCCTAGCCATGTCTTTGCGCCCTCGGGCGCATCTGCTATAGAAGCCTCGATTGCGTCGGCGACAAACTCGGAGAGGCCGATGTCGCGCAGACCCTCGTCTAATCTAATGTTCTCGTTTATATAACCAAACCAGTTTCGTGTAGCAAAATCCATAAATATACCTCAACACTATAAATAGTTTGCTATCTCCAAAACAGTTGAACACTCATTATAAGCATCGACAAAAACACGCAAATCATCGTTTTGGTGGTGAACATGCTTTCATTAAGGAAATACCACGTGAGAATTGGAAAGGTCAAATAGGACATGCTAAAGATTAAAAACCTTGGCCCCCATACTTGTCCCATTTCTGCGTATGCAAGTTTAACTCCATATAAAAAACACAGTCCCGTAGGAAGACCATAAACAAGAACAGCTAAAATAGGTCTTGCTTTCCACCAATCCCAAACGAATTGGCTATTAATTTGAAACCATGCAAGGGATTGTCCAAGTGCGAATAAACAACAGGCAAGGATGAGGTTGCTAGAAATTTGCAACTATAACCTCTTTACATGCATCACGTTGCAGGGTGCGGCGTCCATATTTATCAATCATAGTAATATTGTGCTCTTTGTAAGATTTAAAGAGATGGGGGTGAAAATTATATATCAATAACCATTTGCGATTTTCGTTTTTTAATTTTGATTTAAGATCGCGATGATCTACTGATTCAGTTTCATATCCCTTGCTTTTTCCATGATTTAAAAAATTATATTGAAACGTGCCCATTGGAAATAACAGGTAATCGGTTTCTTTAACATTGTCAATTGCTTGTGATATATTTTGATTTTTATCATACATTAAATGAAAGTTCGATGGATTAAATCTCTTTAGATGAGAGAGAGCGATAGGATTAAAATTTTTTTGATCAAGCTTTCCCGACGAAATCATTCCTGTTGCTGAGCATCTGTTCAGCAAGAAAAACAACGAGGCCCGCACATACGGATCTCGGTATTTAGGCCAATTTTCTTGAAGAACGTTGAATATGTTTTCATCTCGAAATTTAAAAGAATCGCAAGTAACAATATCGTATACTTTTTGACAGTCTTCCATCAAACAATCCCAAAATTCATAAATCACATATTTGCTTGTGTGGGCACATATAAATCTGCTGCTCGACGCGAGATTAAACTCAATGTTGCCGGCAAAAAACAAAAAAGAATTAACAATGCTACCTTTCGGTATCATATCTTTTAAGACCAATGAGCATTGAAAGTCTCGATCGAGATCTTTAATCGGGGTCTTCATCAGGCGCTTCCTGCGCGGCCATCATTTTCTTAAATGAATTTAACCTTTGAGCCAATACGTTTGGATCGATGTTAGATTCACTATTTAGCTCTTCTGGCGCCTGAGTCGAAGACTGATTCCTGAAAAGTAAATATGAATTGATTATCTCCATCACTTCGCTTAATGCGTGGTCAACCTCTGCTAGCGTTTTTCTAACATCGTCCAGTTCATCTATCATTTTTGGAGAAAGAACATCACTAGCTTTATCAAAGCTGCAATCATTTGCTTTTTCTTTTAATGTATCAAGCGCCTTAATTGTTAATCGTCTCACCTCAACATGCAAATCTTGTAGGTCAACGGTATATTGTATCTTGACTTTTTGGCTCATTTTATCCTCTTAGTAGCTTTTTACCATTTTTTAGTGTGTTTTCGATCATTTCTGGGGCCCCTACAACGATAATTTCGGTGCCAGATTGTCCACGATTGATTATAAGTTTGGAAAACTGATGGGTGTTATCGAGCCCAGATGCGACTTTACCTCTCTCGTTCAGTTCTTTCATCCTTTTCTCTTCACGAATCATTACTACATGTTCGGGGTTAACAAAAACTTCTCTTAGAGAATATAACTTGTTATTAGTAACGGCGCCATTATTACAAACTTCTGTTAATTTAACTAGCATGCTGTTCCTCTAAATAATATGTACAAGTTTTGTTTATTGTCCAAAGATTGCCGTCCATAAATACATCATAACTTTTATCTTTTTCCTCACACACTACGGCGGTGCGAGGCACATTCGTGATTAAGTATCTTTTATCGCTATCTTCGCGAAGCCAATGTAATCTTGCATGCTGCGGGATCCAAACTAAGTCCCCCTTCTTCATATTTTCTGTCATATTTTACTCCGTTTGAATGATCCCATAATTAGTGGTTATCAAGGTTCCGGCACAACTTGCCGCATTTTGTAGGGCACTTCGAGCAACTTTAACGGGATCTATGATTCCACTTTTAAACAGATTAACTAGTTCGCCAGTCCTAAAATTCCAGCCATAATCCTTGCGAGCATCTAAAATTTTATTGATTATTATGTCGGGCGATTCGTTGGCATTAAGCGCCATTTGTCGCAAAGGCTCGCGGCATGCCTCTCTAATAACGACTGCTCCGTATGCCTGATCGGTCTGATCAGACGTGATCGCAATCGAATTACCAGCGTGAAGTAGCGCAATGCCACCGCCACAAACAATTCCCTCTTGTTGCGCCGAGCGCACAGCCTCTAGTGCATCTTCGACGCGATGCTTTTTTTCTATCATCTCAACCTCAGTTGCGCCGCCAACTCTAATAACTGCCACACCAGAAGATAAGCGAACAATGCGCTCTTGAATGCGGCTGCACTCATTCATAGAATCGGTGTCTTTAATTAGTTGCTTAAGTGCTCCGATCTTTTCTTCAATCGCCTCATAATCACAGTGGCCGCCTACTACTGTTGTAACATATTTATTGCTCTCAATAAACTTTGCTGTTCCAAGATCTGTCATTTGAACGTCGATTAATTTTGCTCCGGTTTCGCGAGCGATGAAGGTAGCCCCCACAGACATTGCTAGATCGCTCAAGATATTTCTGCGCTCTTCTCCATACATTGGCGCTTTGATTGCGGCAACTTTAAGTGTTCCGCGCATTGCATTCATAATCATTGCAGCCAAGGCTTGACCTTCAATATCTTCTGCAACCACAACCAATGGACGGTTCTCGCGCGCAATCATTTCCAAAACAGGCAAGATGGATTCCACATTTGAAATCTTATGGTCAGTTACCATAAACAATGGCTCGTCATAATGCATAATACCTCTGCGATCATCTGTAACAAAGGCGCCCGCACAAAATCCAGCATTGAATCTAAATCCCTCCGTAATATCTAATGAAGTCTCAAGCGAGCGGGATTCTTCGATTGTAATTGATCCATCCTGGCCAACTTTATCAACCGCAGTGGCAATTAATTTGCCAATCGCTTGATCATTATTTGCAGAGATGGCCGCCACATGTGTCACGTCTTCTATGCTTTTGACTGGGCGCGCCAGTTCTTTCAAATTATCAACAACTTCTTTTGTTGCCAAATCAATTCCACGTTGGAGTTCGATGGGCGACACACCTGAAGCAATGAATCGTTGTGATTCACGCAAGATGGCGCGCGCTAATACTGTGGATGTGGTGGTTCCATCGCCAGCATTGTTGTTTGTCTCAATTGCCGCTTGACGTAATATTTGAGCGCCTGCATCTTCAAAAGGATCTTGGAGCGCAACAAACCGAGCGACTGTCACACCGTCTTTTGTGATGAACGGCTGCTTGCCTTTTTCTTTAAGCAGAACGTTGCGACCTTTCGGGCCGAGTGTGGATGCTACGTTGTCTGCTAGAACGTTAGCGCCTCTTATAATTTTCTGTTGTAGAGTTTGATTGTCATCATAAGCTCTGCTCATTGATCCCTCTTAGGTTGTATATACAGTATAAGCTCTCGCGACTATTTTGTCAAGCTATTTAGACTCTTTTCCTTCAAAAAGTGATAATTGTTCAGCATTTTCCGGATCTGTCTTCTTTTGAAGAATATCCCTTCTGCTGATGCTCTTAGCATTGGTAACCGCACTGTTGGCGTGACCCGCTACATTTCCATCTAAACCAGCAAAAAACATATTTAAGCTCTCAGATAGGTCCGCAAGAGCTTGAAAAATCTGACCAACTTCTTTGTTTAATAGATCGATAGAACGGCCAAGCATTTCTGCCACCTTCTTTCGGCCAATCTCGATTGAGCCGAGATCTTCGAACTTAGCATCCTCACCTAATGCGAGCACCTGCGTTTGAGAAACATGAAATTTATATGTTCTGAGTACGCCTAAGCTATTTAATAGGCACATTCTCTTTTGTTGTACCCCAAGCATGTTGTATTGCCTCTGCGATTCCTCGGGGCTTAAAAATTGGTTTGCGCCGACCATTCTATTTAGTTCGGCTTTGCGCTTATCTTTTTGTTTTGTAGCGCCTACGGAAGCAATAACCGCATTATTGCCAGCGATAATTGCATTTTTAAAACTTTGTAGCGCTTTATAGCCGCTCTGTTTTCTAAGTGTGGCCGGCCATTTGAGCAATTCTAATATTTTATTTATTTTGCTATCCTTCGACATGTCTAATTTAGATTGGCCGCGAACTACACCAACCTCGCTTCCACCACCATAGGTAGCGGGATTGGCTGGGAGGAAGATTTCATCATCCTTAGCAAATTTTAGCGCCGTGAGAAATTCTTGAATTTGTTCCTCACTTATGACAATCTTATCTGCTGCAAGGCGCCTACGGAAGCCGGTAAATTTTTTACTATCTTTAATTCCATTTATAAATACTTTTTCCAATTCTTCTGGTGAAGGCAGGTTGGACTGGGACGGCAATCTATCATTCATATAATTCTCCATTCCTGTTGTAACCCCCTTTGTCACAGCATTCACGATTTCTGCGGGCAACATAATGCATTTGCGTGACTTATCACCAGACCTAACAAGAATATTCATAACATTGTCGAGAGTAAAATCAAATTGATAAAAGTGAATGTTACCTTCCTGTTCCAGATCATCGCCTTCCAAAGTTTTAGTGCAAACCACGTATCTCATCGCATACGGAAAAGAGCCGGCCCACTTTTTAGTCGCGCCGCCTTCCATCGTTAGGTCATTCACCAAATCTTTCCAGCTTCCTCCAACTTCAAGACCGCCCTCGCGATATAATTTGAGACTGACGGGGATCATTCCCTTCTTCTCAGATTTATCAATATAGTCAGCAATTGTGCCAGTGTTGGCTTGAATTTGATAGCCATCGCTAAGAACCGCGAGAAACGACTCAAAACTAAATCCAGCAGATGACGCATTGAAGTTTGTAATAACCTTTGTAAGCGTTTTATAAAACACAAGATAAGAGATTGCCTGGACGATTGTTTTGGTTCGATCTGAGCCGGCCTCTTGTTCTATTAATCCAATACCATCAGAATAAAACGATGATACTTTTGCAATCTTTTCTTTAAGGCTGCCGCCTTTTACATTGGAAAGATAGCCCTCCAATAGCCGTCTCTGTGGGCCTTTGTCAATAATCTCACCCCGATCAGTTGTTGTAACATCCGACCACCCAAGCTCAGAAACGGCAATGTCGGGAATTAAGTTTAACAACACTTGTAGTTGTTGGCTTTCTGTTTTCTTTTTTATATCAATTTTAGGCGTTTCTTCCTCTTTAATTATTTTAACTGGAGAATCAAGCACATCCTCGATCATTTCCAGCAATGTTCTCAGATCAAGATTTTGCATCTGCTTGATATATTCTTCTTTTAAAATTTCGCGTAGTTCAGACATTTGTTTCCTCACACAATAATATCAGCAATTCCAAGTTTAACTGCTTCTTCTGCAGATAAATAGACGTTTACCTTGCGTTCTAGCATTTTTTTAAGCTGAGATTTTGTTATATTTGTCTCGGCAATCAAGCACCGTGCATACATTTTTTGCAGATCAGAGATTGCTTTAAGCTCATTAGTTAAATCATGGATGTCCCCATGGTTTCCAGCAGCGACCGAATGAATCATGATTCGGCAATTCTTTGCAATTCTTCTTTTACCTTTTGTGCCGGCTGCCAACAGCAATACGCCAGCGGACATTACCTTGCCCAAGCCTAGCGTATGAATCTCAGATTCAGGTCTAATCAATCGTATTATATCATAAAGTGCAAACATATCATCGGCGCTTCCGCCATAAGTCGAAAGATAAAACTCAATAGGTCGTTTTTTATTTGGATCTTCTTCTAATTTATTCATCTCATTTAAGTAAAGTATGGCATGAATAATTTCTGCAACCTTATCTTCTTGAATGTCGCAAAACATTCCAATTGTTCTTAGATCTGGTTCGGGACTAGTCTCTATCGCCTCTGGGCTGAACATCACAATTTTAGGCGCTTCTTCTGTCGAGGACATGAGCTTGTCTATAATTTTTTTAATCATTCTTATCCTGATTCAAAAGCTGCAAAACAAAATGTTTGTTTTCATTAAGAAATTTCATTGCAGAATTCCAATCATCGAAATCAACAATAGGATCATAGAATTTAGGATGCAAGTCTAACATTTCTTTAATTGTTCTGTGTTTATAATCTGAAATTTCCAGATTGAAGGAGCGCTTAAAATCTCGAATGTCTTTATCGTTCTCGCCTACTTCTTGCATTTCGCGAAGACGAACAGTTCGAGAATAATAAAAATTTTCCATAGATTTAGCCAACACGCCTAAACTAATTAGTTGCGAAACACGAATCAATCCGATGCTGATTTTAACAGAACGGAAAAAATAAAATGTTTTATGAGTAACATATCCGAAAATAAATATTAATAAATATAACCACCAATATCCCATAATTACCTCAAAAAATTAACCACTGAGTTGCCCCAGTGGTTAATGTATCACAAAATTATGCTTTTGTCAAGTTACTTTGTAAGTCTCTTCATAATGCGCTCAGCTAACTGATCGGCCATCTTTTCTTTCTTGTTCTCGCGATCAAGGCGAGCAGCCACGCGTCTAGCAACCTCGGCTACAACCTGATCCTGATTTTCATACATGCCGCCATCGCGCATACCGGGAGCGGGCTCCTCTATCTCAGGGAGAGCCTCGTCTTCGGGCCCTCCTAGGCCTTCTGGCTCGGCGCCTTCCAGATCTTCAGGTTCGGGGTCTTCCTCATAACTAACATCTGCTTCCTCGCCGGTAACTTCTTCGACGGCTCGATCAAGAATATCCATAAAATCACCCATGGAAACCATCTTTTCTTCACCTTCAAGGGGCTCATCTTCAATATCTAAAACGTCTTCAGCTTCAGCATCTTCAAACTCGTCTTCGGGGCCTAGATCGATATCCTCTTCGTCTTCTTCACCCTCTTCTGGGGCGCCAAGGGCCGGGCCTAGTTCCTGAAGGCGATTGCCCGTGGCCGGTCGAAGCTGGGCTAGCTTCATAAATTGGCGAATTTCGCCCTCTGTTAGTAATTTCTTACGGGCCATCTTAAAATCTCCTTGTTTAATGACATAAACTTCAAAAATAAATAGTAATAACTTTTGATAATAGCCTTAAAAACGAAAACAACCTATTAAATTTAAAGACTTGAGCTTTTTTAAGGCTTTTGTTTCTATTTGTTTTATTCTCGCGAATGATAAATGTTCGCGTTCTGCTACTTCCCGGAGTGTCATTGAACCGTGCTCGTAGACCGAAACTAAAGTGCAGTTTTGCTCCGCTGGGAAATCTTGCCAAAGTCGGCAATCTGTCTCTTGGCACGGCTTTTTCTTAGCCATGCAAGCGCCCGAACAGGCGCGCAGCCCATCGATTTTCATAACTCTGGGTGCTCCTCTTCAATAAGGTCAAATATATTCTCTATCTCTCCGTCGTTCAATCCAAAATCTTCCATCTTCTGCTTTCCTTCGCCTCTCAACTGTTTTGATTTTGCCTTCTTCTTCTTATTTTGTGGCTTTATCTCATCGATATAACTTTGTATTCTCTCGTCTTCATCAACATAGCCTGCGATCATTGCACGGAAAAACTTTGATTGAGT